AAGCCACCTCCAAGTAAAGCAAGTCAAAAGGCAGTATTAAGAACAGCGCGACAACCGCGCCGGCTTCGTCTGGTATGCCTTCAATTCTAGGTTGTCCGGGTATCAATGAAACAATACCACTTGTAGAAAGATTGTAATACGGCCCTTTTAATTTATCTATGAGTAAGGCCGCGTCTTCATTAATGAGCCGTTGAAGAAATCCGCGCTCTTGGGGGATGTCGTAACGCACACGAAGATTCACACTACATCGCTTACGACCACTAAGGCCCGCTTGCCCGTCATCCTCTGCGAGCGTCTCAAGTTCATAGTCGAAATATCGCGTAGAGTGCGGGCGCATCTCCAAAGGAGGAACCAAGCCCGAAGCCGGATCATGGTTTACAAATCCATGATGCGTATCAGTTTTAGGCGTCAAACTTTGAATCATGCTTGTAAGCTGTTCAAGCGATGCAAATATACCTTGGCTCATCGCTTACCCTTTTTAAGTTTTTGCGCGATCTCTTTTGAAATAACCTCAGTCATTTGCTCAACCTCTGGTTGACTTAATCCAATGAATCGACGCTTTGCGTTTACATGATAGCCGTATGATTGAACAGGCGAGCCAAGGCCAAGAATAAAGCTAGTCTTCGTTACTTTTAACGGTATGAAGTTGGCCATTAAAGCGCCGCTTAAAACTAAATCAACGTCACTTGTCATCTCTTCAGCCGGTCGTTTTGAGCGCTTCCTTGACTTGTCTTTATATTGCTTATAGCCGCCCTCATAATATGCGCTTTTACCTGTGCGACTTTTGCGGGTATATCCCTTTGGCTTCAACCTTGCGCCTTTAAACGAAACATAAAGCGGCTTTGTTGAATACTCTGTAAAAGGTTTTCCGTCTGCGTCTTTGCCTTGCATTGTTCTCCGTTTAATACTCGCCAAAGTATTAAGGGCAAGTCGCTTTGTGTCGCGCTCGGTCCAAAGGTTTGAAGGTAGATTGAACTTAACTCGATTAGGCATCTTTAATGTCTCATCGCGCGACTAGGAACGAAGGTTAAATCATATGCGCTTTTAGTGATTGGGTTTGAACCCCTAACATCAGTGGCGCGCCCGCCGGCTTCTCTCAGGTTCTCCTCACCCTCATCAAGTACGCCATCACCATCAAGATCAAGGGCAACACTACGAAGACCCAACAATAAAAGATCCTCGCCGCGTGTTCTTAAATCACTGGCTTGATCGAACTGATTATTTAATTCATAGACGCGGGCCGCCGCATAATATGAATGAGCTTGTAAGAACTGCTCAGGATTCCATACTTCATCCTCTGTACAGTTCGACGGAATCACATGATCTCTGACAATTAAAACCACCTCATCGAGCGCGGCTTTTATTTGTGGGTCAAGGTCACTCTGTCGCCTTGGGATCATATCCGCTAGCTGTGGAAAGGTCGCCGTTAATTGATCATGATCTAGGCCAGTTGTGAAGATGCGAGGGGTAACTTTAAGTAATCCCTTTTCACTTCTTAATATGGTCTCCGCTCCAAGATCAGCGGTATAGTTCACAATATAGGGGTAGCTTTTGCTTGTACCAGTTACTGAACTAGTGAGCGTAATCGACCATAAAGCGAACTCAAGACTAGAGGCGGTTGAAAGGTCAATCTCACGCGGTAACGGTTCCGCGAGTATTGCAGTTGTTCCCACTATCCGAGAAACTAACACCGAGATTATGCCGTCTCCATCCGTCTTTAAAAAAGCGCGCTCTTGATCTTGCTCAAGACTTGCCGCGCTCGATGATAGCGTCAATGTTCGTCGATCTGCCGCGATAGCTGTTACACTCACCGCCGCTCGATTCTGACTGAGTGAGCTTGTAACGCCGTTTATTAATATCGTTGGAGTTCCAGAGATAGGCGCGGGCGCGTACCATTGAAAAAGATAATCTAAATTAGTTATTGCTTTTCTCATCTAGCCGCCCTGTTTGCCGCGTTAATATCTGAATCTTTTGCCAACTCAAGATCAGCAACTTCAATAAATGCTTCGCTTACCGGCGCCCAACTATGGCGGCAGTTATAACCGCCGCCGCTCGTCTTCACGCTTAAGCCTTGGCCGTTGTTTAGTTTTCTCATCTGCTTTGATGTTACGACTAAATCAACCAACTCCTCACAGAATCCGCGAGTTATTCCATCGCGAGGACCAACATATAAAAAGTGATCAAGCCCGGCTTCATCGGCGGCTTGCGCTGTCAATGATCGCCCCCACTGTGAAACGGCGGTTCGAGCTTCTGTGAGTGCTCGCCCTTCTGCCGCTTGGAATCTTTGAAATAATAAATCAGCGGTTTGACTGATAGATACATCAGCATCAATCGCCGTCAATGTTGAGCGTATACGTTGCGAAAGATCTGGAAGTATAACATCATCAAAGACAGCACCGACAAGTTGAGCGTTTAAACGCTCGCGATCGAGCGCCAATGTCGCGGGGTCAAGGTCTAATCCCTCTAAAGATAATTGCTTTAGAGTGAGATCATAAACCGTATTCGTAGTATCAAGAAAGCCGTCAACGACTTCACCCATACCACCATTTAAAATATAATTAATAAGCTCGTCACGGCTCATTAATAACCAGTTATCCGCAGGTATACCCGCGTCAAGGTCGCGCTTGATCTGGTTTCTTAGTGTTTTACGCGCTTGAGATAATCCTTTTTTAAGGGCTTTCTCAACCGCTACCTGTGCTTCAAGTTGTTCCACTTGTGCAAGTGTAATCTGTGCGAGTAGTGGCGGCTCATTCTCCGCTTGACGTCTTAGCTCTTCAATGGCTTGTACGTCAGCATCTCGCTTTTCTGCGAGTAGGTTAACGAGTCCACAACTACGGCACAGCATCAAGAGACCCTTAAGTCAAGCAGTCTGTAACAACGAAACCGAAGTTACTATCAATCTTCTTGAAAGTCTCGATCTCTTCGCTCCAAACGTAGCGGCGGGTCTTTTGCTCGTTGTCATAAGCGCCCGCTTGCATCGCTCCATAGCGGAAGTTAATAGCGGCCATCGGCCCCATCTTAACGCCGTTTCGGTTTACGAGTGCATCACCACCGCGCAAGATACCCATAAACACCTGCTCGGTGTTCCAGATCTGAGACTCAGAAGAAGCCGCGCCCGCGGGTGCTGTGTCGTTGATCGCGTTTGCAACGTAAACGTTCGGGATTCCGAGCACTGATCGAAGTACCTCAAGAACTGCCTCATTGCTAAGGATCAATTGACCACTAGCAAGCCCGCTTCCAGTTGCTCCAACGTATCCGCGAATCTCAGGGTTACGCGCTAAAGTACGGAATACGCCACGACCCAAAATAAGAGAATCCGCGCTCATTCCGCCTGAGTTATCAAAGACAGTGTCTTTAAGGGCGTGTAGATCGGTCAACGGATTCGCGCCGGTTGCGTCCCACTTGGTCCCAGTCTGGAGAGCTGTACAAGCCGCTGTCTGAAACTCTGTAGAGTTGAACAGGAGATCAGCGCAACGCTTTTCACGTGAAACCTGCATAGCTCGCGCAACTTTGCGAACCATACGTTGCTCCTCTGATCCGGGGTATTGCGAATCAAAAATATCTTCCATCGCGATGCCATCACGCCATGAAAAGATGTTAGCTTTGTAAGTGGTGTTACTTCGATCGAATCCACTTAATAACTGACGATCAGCGCCGGGCGCTCTTTGATTGTCGAGACCTGCACCGGCTCCGGTGAAGTTGCGGTTATTCTCGATAAGAAGAGTACCGCTTCGCTCAGGGATTGCTACAGTCTCAAAGACTTTATCTGCAATGAATGAATCATCACCTTGAACCGCTTCGATTGCAAGGTTTGATAGAATCTCGTCTACTGGATGTATATTACTATATGAACTAGCCATTTTAGATCACCTTCTCTCTTATGGTAGTGGGGTCTTAGGACCGTTGAAAATGATCTCGACTTGCTCACCACTAGCGAGCGCGAGATTTGCTTTAGCAGGGATGAGGTACCCAATGCCATAACCGCCAGAAGCGTTAGCATCAAGGTGACCATTAAGCCCACATTGAACAGGTAGAGCCACCGCGCTTGTTAAGTCAATCGCTGTGTCGATCACTGCGCGTGTAAGACCGTGAACAACTACGTCGACAATGTCTCCGGCCGATGCTGCACGTTGAGCGACTCCAATGATGTTTGCACCATCAGAAGCGCCCGCTACTTCGACATCTCCATCAGTAGCAAGTTTAACAAGGGCGAACTCAGTTATAGTACCGCCCGCAATATATGATTTTACGATGTTTTGCTCAGCCATGGGTTAACCTCCGTAAATGCGAGCGTATTGATCAGGGTTAGTTGATCGGAATTGATGCAAAGCTTCAGAGAAAGAAATATTC